CTACTCCTGGAGTATCCGAACCGACCATTCCTGAACGTACTCGGCTCCGTCCTGCGCGCACTCTGTTCCATACAGCAGCATACCTGTCGCCGTCATCGTGAGCAGCTGGACGTTTTGCAGTTCGGGGATGAGCGGCCTCCGCTGCTGGTCGTTGGGCTCGTAAATCTTCGCCTCCGGTGCGTATCCGCATATCGCCACAACCATCTCTCCGCGCACTCCGGGCAACGCGGATATCTCGCGGTTATGAAGGCGACGGCCGCGCTCGCGCAGCCTTTTAACGATACTGTACATTTGCACAGTATAGAGCCTGCGTGGGCTCAACAGCAACTCGCGGCGCGAGCCGTATGATGCGGCCATGATCGAGCGCACAGACTTTCTCACGGCCGCCAGGGTCGACGCGACCCTCATCCTCTTGCCACTGATCGGATGGCTGGAGGCATCGCGCACGCTTGCAGTGAACGGCGTTCCTGCGGACGTTGCGGCGCGGGTGATGACGCTGCCAATGGCGCGGCGCCAGATCGATGTCACGCCGATTCGAGCATTTCCGGCGTGACGGTATTGCGGCAGACCTGGCCGAAGTCGGCATGATAGGTGATCGCCGTGCATTGGCGCTCACTCATCCATCCACCGCGGGCAGCGTACGCATCCCGGGCCGCCAGGGTCGAGTGCTGCACTACCGACATGCCAGAGTGCTCTTTCTCTTCAAAGTGATGCCGATGACCGGTGTGCGCATAGCGCCTGGTCGTCGCGCCCCAGACCTTGGGGAACTGCGCTGCAAACAGCAGCGGCAGCTGGTCGTTCTTCTTCAGGTGCCCATGGTGCCACGCGAGCATAGTCTGACCGTGCTGGTAGACGTAGTACGGCAGCTCCGAATCGATTACTTCGACGCGCGGCTCATTCTCGTACAGCGCCTTGAACATCGCGCGCAGCCAGACCGAGCTTGCGAGGTCGTGGTTGCCCTCGCCCATCAGGACGACAACGTGCTCGTGCTTCTGCAGCGCAAAGCCCACCACGCGGCGCAGGATCCGGATTGCGGTCTGGACCACTTTCGAGAATCGCCCGTCCTGGTCCAAAACGTGACCCGAGGTGGGCGTTCTGCCCTCGATCATGCCCATGCCATCACTGTGCAAGAAATCACCGATTTGCGCCACGATGCCGACACGCGCCGGCGGGCTCGCTCTCACCATGTGCTCGAAGCATCCGGATAGCGTTCGCTCAGCGATCGCCAGATCCCAATCCCCGTTCGGGTCGAGATTCTCGCGGTGCCAGCACATTGCACCTACGTGTGCGTCCGTCAGGGTGTACACGCTGGCCAACTTGGCGTCGGTGACCGCCGGGCCCTTCACTGGCTTGGCGCGCGGGAGCACCTCGGACATCGCCGCCGCCGCGGCGCGCATGAACTCCTGCTGCCGATCCTGATCGGGACTTTGGCGTTCCCAGGTGCGCTCGACCTCGCCGGCGGGCCCGCGCTGCACGGTGACCTTGCCCATGCTGAAGCCCGGGGCCACGCCGCTTTCGAAGTGCCCAGGCGCGTACCCACGCGCGGCGGCGGCATTCTTGAGGCGCGCGATCACTTCTTGCACCGAGCTTTTCGCTACGCCCAGTTCACGCGCTGCCGCCCGCATGCTACCCAGGCGATTCGTCGCGTTGACGTATTCGACCTGGCGCGGCGTTGGATCGAACTCGAGCAGCTTCGGGTCGATGATGTTCTGCTTGGTCATGCTTTTCCTTCACTTTGGCCAGGCCTGTACCGTCTTCGCATGGCGCGCGGCACAGTCGGCGTATTGGTGCAGCAGTTGGATTGCCCATGCCTGCCACACGTCGTAGTCCGGCGCATCCGGCTTCGGCACCTCCTCGCACGGCGCCGCGAGAGCGCTATCGAGGGGCGACCTGATTGGCGGCGTCGATGGCAGAATCGAGGTTGCGCACCCGCAGAGCGTCAGGGCGGCAATCCACGGGCAGAGGCTTCGCATTGCGCAGTTCCTTGGTGAGCGCCGCGATCTTTGGCGCGAGAGTGGTTTCGATGCCGGCGTACTCGGTGGCGGCCTTATGAATGGCTTCGGTGTCGGCCTGCAGTGTCGTCAGCGCGCCAGTGACCTGGCGAGCCCTCTGTTCCGCATGCGCAGCCGTTAGCCGTGAGATCTCGCTGTCGAGTCTCCAACCATTGACGACCCAGCCAGCGCCGAACGCCAGCGCTCCGGTAGCGACGCCGGCGCCGATCGTGAGCGCCAGCTTGTACGGCGCTAGGCGCGCGATGATCGCGGCCATCATCGGCGCACCTTGTCGGGCATGAGCACGGCCGCGGCGTAGATTACGACAACACCTGCAGTGATTGCTCCGATCGCCATGCCCAGGAAGAAGCAGTCCGCCCCACTCATTTGACAGGATCCGGGAAGATGATCTTCAGGGCCGCTGAGACGATGCCACCCAAGCCGGCAGCTTGACCCCAGTCTAGGCCAGCGCCGAACTTCGAACCCGTCAGGGTAAGCAGGAAAAAGATCCCCTGCCAGGTGGATGGCTCGCTCAGGCGAGCGGCGATGAACTCGAGTACGACCTGAGTACGTTGCTTCATGAGAGGACCTTTCTTGCGATTTCGAAGTAGGCCAGCCGCTCGGCAAGCCCGTTTGTACCGCCGTTGATGCGGCGCGTGATCTTGACTTGGTCGCCGGCGTCGGCGAGTTCGTTCAGGCCATGCGTTTTCCAGAACCATGCGGCGGAGCGACACGCGTACATGGGCTGCTCGAGCAGCTCCGGATAGAGGATCAGATCGAGCCCGAGTGCGGTGCCGCAGGCTTTGTAGTTGGCGCGGCCGGTAATCTGAATCAGTCCGCGCCCTTTGAATCGGGGGCCGTCCCCCTTCATCGTGTTGCCGAGGTCAGCCCGACCTTCGTACGCCGCACCGCTGGCCAACTCACGCACGTAACGGAATTGGCCCGACTCATGGGCGATCTGCGCGATGAAGGCTGCCTGCCGCGCAGAGGTGTTGATCTCAAATTCCCCCATCGCGATATTTAGCGGTGCGCAGAACGTGTCGGCACGCGCCCCGGCGAGCGGCAGGATCCGCTTGAGATCGTTTGCGGTTACGAGGTTCATGCTTTCCCCATGTGTTGAATGACCCAGGCCAGCGCGGCGCCGGCCGATGAAGCAGCCCCGCCGACGACCATGAGTGTTCTCCAGCCGCCGCGAGCCTCAGAGAGAGTAAGCAGCACCTGATCGAGCTTGGCGGTCAGTTGCTGATTGCTCTCTTGGAGGTCGACCATGCCGCGAGTGAGGTGCCCCACCTCTACTTCAAGGCGGGCGATGTCGATGCGCGCTGTCGCCAGCGCCTCTGCTTGTGATTGATCGTTCACGAAAGATCCATGAAAAACCCCGCCTCATGGGCGGGGCGGGTGGCGTGGAGTAGCGTCAGCGGTATTCGACGGGCAGTTGCGAGCGCTTCCGCTCCGACTCATAGGCGCGCTGGCAATGGTTGGGCTGGAAAAAGAAAAGCCCGTCAATGACGGGCCTGAGCACTTTGTACGGCTGACGATCCCGAAGCCGATGACATCGCGCCGAGATCGTTTCATCGGCCCACCCGCCGAGGATCGCATTCGCCAACTGGTCGAGCGCGACGAGCACCTCGAACACGCGGCTCATTCCGGCCAATCCATTGTCGGGAGCATGGCAAGCAACTCTTCGATCGTCGGTTGCGTGAGGGCGCCCGAGTCGACGTCGGCCATCAGCTCGTAGCACCTGGACCAGACCGCATCGCGCCAGGCGACACATGCCTGCCCTTCCGCCTGGAACTTCGGTCGGGTCGAGGTCGCATAGGTGCAGGCAGACAGGATGTTGTCGTAAAGGCGCTCACGAGCCTTTGTGTCGAGCATCATCTGAACTGCGGTAACGTAATCGGGAACTGCAGGCGGCGCCGGCGGCGCCGAATCGATCCGGATAAACTTTTCGCCATCCCAATCGTCACCAATACTGGCGGTCGGCGCCTCGACGATCGCGACGCCTTCGCCCAGGACATTTAAGTCATCCACTTCGATAATGTTGACGACCTTGCCGCCTTCGATAATTGCTGCTCGCATGTGCTCTCCGATCAATAGCGAATAACGACAACGCCGTTTTTGCCGGCAATACCTGAGCCCTGAGTGCCACCCTTCCCGCCAGCACCGTATCCAGTGCTACCCGCCGGGGCTAACATCGTTCCTCCGCCGATGCCTGGGTCGGTATTGTTGGCTTTGAAGCCGCTTGCGCCGCCAGGCACCTTGAGCGCAGCACTAGATGACGTGACGGTAGTAAATCCGGTACCCGAAAAGGATGTTGCACCGCCCGCGGAAAAGCCATTTGCTGTGGAGGCACCGCCCGCGCCGATGGTTGCCGTGCAAGTCGTGCCGGGGCTGAGCGTGACAACAGTCGTTCCGCCGTTGCCACCTTGTCCGCCATAGCCCATGCCGCCGGTTATGCCTGTGGTTCCCTCGCCACTCTGGCCGCCATCCACGACGGTGATTTCGCCTTTCGTGATGCCTGCCGGGACCGTCCAATTTTGAGTGGTCGCCAGAACAACGAGATTCGAAAAGCCGTTGACACTAGTGCCTTGGTCGCCCTTGTCGCCCGTGCGCTGGAAGAACAGGATGATCGCATCACCAGTGGCGAACGGGCTGGCCACGCTGCCGCCCGTGTTGGTGATCGACAGCGAACGATAGCCGGTCGGTGTGCTGCGCGAGGTTACGTCGAACGTCAGGAACTTGCCGGGGTCGTTCGCCTTGACAAGGCGCACGGTCCCTTTCACGGCGCTCGTGGAAGCGTCGAACGTGTCGATGATGCTCGTGTAATCCTTGCCATCAGCCCCGATCGGGTCCAAGTAAATCGCGGTGCTCTGGTTCTGGTTGTTTGTTGGCGACAGCCGCAGGAACCCGGCGCCAGGGTCAACGTTCGCGGTCAGCGCGCTGAACGTGTACGGGATCGCATACGCTCCACCGGCAGCGATGCTGTTCAGGTTGGCCGCCGTGGAATTTATTTCTGCACCAAGCTGCGGAAGCGCACGAAACACCGCCGCCATCTTGTTGTCGAACGGGATCTGATCATCGTCCGGACTCGGCATCTCGTTCGGGTCGAGGAAGGTGGTAATCGTCATACGGTTCCTTCAATCTGCATGGACATGTCCCAGCGGTTCTTACCCTTCACCACTGGCTTGATGCCGGAATACCGGCCATAGGCAATTGCCAGGCCGTAGTTGGGAGACCCGATCCACACCAGTGGGCGCTGGCGGTAGGAGGCCATGAATTCGTAGACGTCATCGACTCGCGACGCATCCACTACGACATCGGCGCTGATTCGCTTGGCCCAGTTACGGATCGTCGTTTTGCTCGTTCCGTCGAAGTTGAAAGACGTGTCCGAGAAGTCTTTGATCTCCGCGCCCAGCGTCATCAGCGTGCGCCCCAGATCCATCGTCGGGCCAACGACGCACATGCCGCACTTTGCGGTGCCACCGGGCTTCTTGATGGTGATCGTCACCAATGCGTTCGCGTAGGGCCGAAGCTTGAGGCTTACAGCCCAAGTCCGGTTCCGCTTGCGTCGGAAGCACCAGTTGAAGAAGCTTGACTCCGAATTCGACACTCGAAGGCTTTGCGTCTCCTGATACACGAGCCCCTTGTATAGGTCGGTCACGGCTACGCGAACTTCGGAGGCATCGACGTTACCGACGTAGAAGCCCTGGCTGATCGTCTGCGGCGAAACGACGAGAATGATCTCCTCGGCGTTCGTCGTCTGCGTGTTGTTGTACTGGTCCAGCATGGCCCAGCGGTTCGTCATGCCGCGTAGAGCCCACGCGACTGGCGCGGTGGTGTCGGTGAGTCCTCGGCCAACGTTGCCGTCGATGAGCGACTGGTAGACGTTGTGCGTTGCCGGATCGTGGACAACAGCATCCTTCGCGTACGTCGTCGCGCTGTTGTAATCGGGCTCCGTAATGGGCACGTTCGAATGCGCCAGCCCAGCGCCAGGGGAAACTGCGTCGGCATCTCGGGTAACAGGCGACCCGCCTGTTGAAATATAGCTGGAGGCCTTGTCGCCAACTTCCCATTGCCATCCCCATGCAGCCAGATCGTCTACACCCACAAACGGAATGTAGACGCGCAAAAGTTGCGCTGCACTGTTATCGACAACGACCACTTTGCATGCGTATCGCGCGTAACCCAAGGCGCCAGACGGCTCAATCTGCGAAAAGAAGGCATCGCTCGTTAAGCCAACATGGTTTGTTGGGCTCAGCGCCTGCCCGCTGCCAGCAGTGGGGGTCACCGTCGCCACAAAGACGGAGAGCGTAAGTACTGTGCCATTCGGGAGCTGTCCGGCATTCAGCTGAAACTGCCAGCGATTGGCACCGTTGCTCGTGAGCGGCACGACGCCGTTGACACTGCCATCGGGCGCCACGACATATCTCACGCTCGCCGGGGCATTGCCCCACGATTCGTTTCGGCCAGAACTAGTGATTAGATTCGTCGCCGCCGGCTCCACAACTGGATACGGCGCCTTGCTCAAATCACTAGAGTCATACGTCACCGCGAACGTCCCGGCCGGCACCTGTACCAGCGTGCCTGTTTTATCAAACACCCACTTGGGCGACGGACGTGTGAAAGCCACGTCGCCCAGGGTTACGGGCTCAATGATGTCCATTAAACAGCTTCCGTAGGAATTGGCTTGCGCCCGTTGATTACGTCGTCGAGGTGGCTGGCCGTGTCACTGGTGTGGCCAGCGATCGCACGCAGCAAGTCACCTTGCCGATCGATGATTTCCTGCTGCGTGGCCACCTGCGCCGTCAGCCGATCCACGGCTGCTGCAAGTGCGTCCGCATTGGCGGCCGGACTGGCCAGCCGAGCCATTAACGCGCGATTGTCGGCGGCCGGGATGATGCGCTCGCCCCGGTGGATTAGGGCCGGCATCGTCTCTGGCACAAAGTTCGTGCCAACAGCGAACGGATGAAGCTTCTTGTACTCGTCGGTTCCCTGAGCCACCTTAAGGAAGTCAGCTGTCTCGGCCGCATCCATCGTGTTGCCGTACGCCTTCATCCAGAACGCCAACCCTTCGCCATCTGGAGCGCGACCCAGCACATCCTTGTAGAGCGTGTTGAGTGTTGCTTCGGTCGAGCCCTTGATACCATCGACGATCTGCGACACCGGCGCGCCGTTGGCCGCAGCGTTCTGCCACCACTCCAGGCCGGGTGCATCTGGCGTACGACCCAGGTACTGCTGATAGGCGCCATTGATTGCGCCCGTGGCAGCGACGATCGGATTGCTCTGCGCCTGGAGAATCGCCGTGGTCAGCCCACGCATCGCATCGAGCAGGCTCAGACCATTGGTGTCGATCCCTTTCAGAATGTCGACCTGCTCCTGGGCGGCCTCGAGCTGGTCGTCCAGTGTCTTGAGCTGATCCTGTAATGCATCGAGGGACTTCTCGGCGACTGACAGCTGATCGTCGGTGATGTCGCCCAGCTGCGAAATGTCGTTCTGCGTCTGGTACAGGTCGCGCAGGTAGTCTTGGTACGTTGCGAACTGGTCCGAGCTATCCCGCGTGACGGCACTCAAGGCATTCTTCAGGCTGTCCGCCGTAGGTAGCGCCCCGCCCGCTTTCGCGATCGCCAGCGCCGCACGGATCTGTGCTTGCGCGCTCGCGCGCTCGGCAGCCTTCTGGTCTGGAGACTTCAAGCTATCGAGCGTGCTGCGCAGCGCTTGCGACAGGGTTTGCAGCTTAGACACTGCAGCCGTTTGGGCCGTGACACTTGCCTGGACCGCGGTCTTCTCGCGCGCGACCACCTTCTGCAGCGCCGTGAATGCGCTATCCACCCCTCCCAGCAGCGTCGAGGCCGCGTCCTTCATGGACTGAATCGCCGTCGCCTGCGCCTTCAGCGCCTGGATCTGATCGAACAGCTCCTTGTTGCTGTCGGCCAGCGCATCGCGTTGCTTGCCCAGCAGCTGAGTCGACGTCAACGTCATCTGGTCGTACTCGTCCTGCAGGCTTTGCCGTTCCTGAAGGGCCTTTGCGGCCGTCTCTGGGTGCACCTGAGCGAAAGCCTCGGACAAAGCAAGCAGCGACGTCAGCTGCTTTCCGCCGGCGTCAGTTGCCGCCGCGCCCGAGTCGATGAGGCTGTTGATAAGGGACTTGAACTGGTCCCGGGTCGTCGGAATTGTTTCCAGACCCAGACTGCCCAGCGCCTTGTCGAGCGCTTCGGCAACGGGCTTGATTCGCTCGGCGTCGGTCAAGAAGTTCTGGTTGAAGAACGACGCTTCCGAGCTCAGCGTCGACAGACCGCCAGCGAAATCAATCAGGCTCTCACGTGCCTTGGCAGACTCGATACCGGTGGCACCGAACAGCGTAGAGGCCGATCGCCCGAGCAGCTGCGCGATCTGATCCGTACCCTTGAAGTCGCCAGCCAGGCGCTCCAACGTAGCCGACGCGGCCTCGCCAGACTTCGCGAAGTCGGTCAGGTTCGGCACAAGCTTGTTCGCGATCTCGTCACCGACTCCGGCAAAGAAGTCAGCGATGATCTGCTGGTCCTTCGTCTGGTCGCCGGTCAGCTTCAAATCGAACGACTTGGAGTACGTCGAGATCGAATCTGCCTGGACGCCAAGCGAGGAAGCGAACCCCGCGGCCGCATTCTCCAGCGACAGCAGGCCACTCGTGAACTGCTTCACCATTGCGCCGGTGAAGTCCTTCTTGTCCTCCCAGTCGCGGTCGCTGGAGAACCAGCCGCCATCTTGGTGCAGTTCCTGATAGCTCTTGCCAGCTAGGCTGGTCGCCGAGACGGTGCCGCGAATGCCCTGCCCTTGGACCTCCGTGTCGCCGTGACCGAAGGCTGACTTCCAAAGCGATGCCACCGCCACCGCACCACCCACCCACGGGAGTGCAGTAGCGACAGCACCGAGCCCCGACGCAATCGAGGCGGAGATGCCAGGCCCAACGACGTCAAGAATGCCATTGCCGATCGACAGGCCCAGCGACGACGTCAGACCCGAGCCAGCGCCGGCGCCCGTGAGGCCACCGGCCACACTGCCCATGAAGCCAGTACCGAGGCCGCCAGCGAGCGTCATGCCGCCAGTTGCGAATCCATACAGGTTCGACGCCATTTGTGCCGCGCCAATTGCGCTTGACGCGCCGCTGACTGCTCCGACCGCATTACCGCTTAAAGCCGCTGCCGTGGCCGGGCCCGAGATCGCACCGGCCAGGCCGGTTACGACTTGCACGACGTACTTCTTGACGAAGACTTGGTATAGGGCGTCAGCCAGCGACGTCTTGAGGGTGTTACTGATCGACTTCGCGAACGACGACCATACATTCTGGCCGCCCGTCAGCATGTCGCGGAATCCCTCCTGGAAGTTGTTGTCCAGGTTGTCGATAACGCCCTTCCAGCGGTCCAACACCGGCTGCATTTGGCGGTTTGCCACCCACTGATCGAATTGCTCCAGGATCTTCTTGCGGGCCTCCGATCCCTCTGCCGTATTGTTGATCAGGTACTGCCATTGCTCGGCGTCGATCTCCATGATGCGCCTGGCGCGGAGGTCGGCGTCGGCGATGTATTCGGCGGAGAATTTGAGGTTGTCGCGGCGAAGTTGGTTCGCTGCAGCGAGCGCTGCGAGTTGGTTGAGGTTCTCCGCTTTCTGCGCTTTGTCAGCCTCTGCGCGGGCGCGGAATGCAGCGATTTCCTCGGCGGTGTAGGCCAGCCCCTTATCCTTGCGGTCCTGGATCTTCTTTTGCAGCTCGAGCTCGATTTGCAATTGTGCAAGATAGACCTTGCGGGCTTGATCTGACTGCCCGAAGAGTGCAATTTCTTGCGATATGGTGTTGCGCTCAGCCTCGAGCAATCGATCCCATCCCGTTACAACCTCATCGATTGATTTCTGCCGCTCGTAATCCGAGACCTTGATGCTGTTGGCGGCGTCCTCGAT